TCGACGCCCATCGCCTTCATCGTCTGCCGCGCTGTATCGGACAGGGAGCCGTCTTTGTTTACATATGCACGTTCACCGCCCAGTAAACGCCGCACCTCGTTGCCAAGTTTATAGCTCGACAATGCGCGACTGAGCGCCTGTCCAAGAAACTCACCAGCTCCCGCTCCTAGAGTTGAGATCGCAGTGCGCAGAAGATCAGCTCTCTGATCTGCGCCGAGTGCGCGTCCGCCTTCATCTAGGGCAACTTGCTGCAGACCACCGGCAGCGCCTTGGGTGGCTACACCGGCAACTCGACCACCTCCGGTCGCCTTTTGCACAATCCGGGCCAGTCGACCGAATGGCATAAACGATGCGACGGTCGCAAAGAACGTCGTCAAGTCTGCACCAGTTGCGCCGGGTTTATTCACATAAAACCGTTCGCCGCGATATCGCACGATAGGATTATCGAATTTGTCACGCGACATTGAGGCACCGGGTATGCCTTTGATGATTTGCGCCTGTTCCTTACGCGTCAGCCCGGTCGTATATGCCGCCAGACGCCGCGCAGCATCGCCCATCGATGTGCTGCCCTCTGGCCCCATGTCGGTCGTATCGAGACCGATTGTCGAGCTGAACTCTGGCAGGTTAGGGAACTCGACCTCGCGGTCACCCGACGCAATACTCTGCATTAGCCCGGCGGTATCACCGATCTTTCCGGCGCGACCCGAATAAACCTGATATTGATTTTCTCCGACCTTAACGTACTGCGCGTCCGGGTTTGCGCCCGGCACGTTTTTTATAAAAACAGTTGGAGTATTCGGTGGCGCGTCAGTGACGCCGGGGAGGATTGTAGGGGCAGCCATCAACGCGATCCTGTCGTACCGGCGGGGGTGATTACTGGAGCGGGACTAGCGGGTTCTTTGTTTGCGTCCGCAATCACCTGCTTGATGGCTGCTGTAACATCCAAATCAGGAAGTTCGCCTATTTCATCGATCATATTGTCGATGAAAAACGGATTAGTCGAAATCATCTCGTTGTATTTTTTGGCACCCATTGCCCTCATCCGCTTGTCCATCACGGCTGAAACTTTTTGTGCTTTCTCCATCAATATTCGCTGCACCTTCACTTTTGCGAGAGCTGCCTTTTTCGGGTCATTGATGCTTGGGCCGACTGTTCCGGCGGCGGTCATTTCTTTCTCTGATATCGCACCTTTCAGTTTTTGGGTTTGGGTGAACATCATTTGCGTAAACAGAGATTCCATCGCGCCGCGAACTGTCTGTGAAGCGGTAGAACCCAACCCAACAGAAAATTTGTTGCCTTCCCCGAAATAACTATCGGCGAAATCCTTCAAACGTCCAACGAACGCAGTCCCCGGCCCCATCTCGCTTTTATCGGTGGCGTTGATAAACGCCTCTTGCGCGGACAGCACGTTAAGGATGTCGCGGTTGTCCCGCAAAGTTGTTTGCAGGTTGTCAATTGCCTTATAATTTTGTTCAACTGCTTTTTTCTCTGCTGGGGCAACAACTCGTCGCACCGGGGTAATCATCTGTGCAAACTGAGCTTTTGCAGCGTTTGGAACCAGTTGCCCATTCGGACCCGGCACAACGTCAGGCATTTGCGAAAGTATCTGTGCATTTTTTGCTTGGGGTGAAAGCTGTGTAGATTGATGCAAAGCCGTCGCAAGTTTTGGCAGCCCTGCGTATTCAGCGGCTATCGCTCGACGATTTATGCCGCCCGGCGGACCGCCAAACATATTAAAACCCATCGAGGGCGTAGGGGCACCAGTCACGCGAGAGGCCGCAGGTTGTGCCGTAGCGCGTTGCTGCTGCGCCAATTTAAGCGCAGGTATAGAGGGGCCTCGCATATTAACTGCAGCAGAACTGAGCGTTGCCGGGAGTGTCGCATTAGCTAACTGCGGCGGGATCGGGAGCGCCCCGGTCGGCGCAGCAAGATTGACCGACGGACGTGGTGGCGCTGCCGGTGTTAACAGTTGTTTCATAAAAGCGTGTTTTTGTTTCAGCGACTGCAGGTTTTGCGCGTTTATGGCATTTTGAACGGCTACGTTTTGTGTCTGTTGGGCACTTTGTATCGCCGGGTTAATTCCCGCCAAACCGGCAACGGTCGGCATCGGATATCTTGACGGTCCTGCTGCTGCCAAAAAGTTCTGCGCCAACCCGCCAAGAAACTGACGCCCAGCCTGTTGTTGCGCAGATTGCTGCATATTTTTCGGAAGCAACGAAGAGTAGGGATTGATCGCTGCGCCTATTTTTTGAACAAAAGCCATTTGCTTACCCCAACAGTCCTAACAATCCACCAGCAGCAGCTCCGATGCCCGGTTGCCCGAAGTAGCTGCCCAACTGCGCACCAGCGAGAGCGCCGCCAATGCCACCAGCGACCGGATTGTAATAAATCGGCTCCTGACCAGTTTGTTCAAAACCGTAGCCTCCGCCGACGAGGCCCAGATATGTTCCGAGTTTCTGCGCCTCTTTTTGCTGTTCGAAGTTATGTCGGTTGACGGTGTCTTGTAGCTGCGCCTGAGCCTGAGCTTCTCTGGCGCTACCGATCCGCGCGAGGGTGTTTGCGTCCATGTAATCCATCTGCGCGTACTGCGGCGCTAACTGCATCGCCTGTTGTTGGCGGTTACGTTCGGTCTGGTAATTCTGATAGCTCATGTTGGCCGCTATATCGCCGAGTTGCCGCGTCATCTCTCCAGCGGCTGCACCCGAGCCGTAGCGACCGGCCCCGGCGAATTGACTGTTTACGCGCGGCGTGACGAGATTGGCTGCGCTGTTGAATGCCGCCGCCAAGAACGGATTGTTCTCTGCGACATAGTCACCGCGCAGGGTCGACTGCATCTGATCGCGGCCAAGGCGTTGCAGCTCCGATCCCTGTAAAGCGCGGTTTGTAGATGCCTCCAGCGCAAGTTCCGTTTCCGGCGCAAAGTCGACGACCGTGCTTTCAGGGAAATACTGCGGCACGTCAGACTGATAAAGCGCCTGTGCGCCTTCAAAAATTTCTTCAAGAAACGGTTTTTGAAACTCCGGTGGCTCACGACTTGTAGATGTCGTGCGCACTTCCTCGCGTCTTGATCCGCCGCCTTTACTCATCGCTTTCTAGCTCCTTTGATAGCCACACTGCTGCTTTGTCGTAGCCTCGCAATGCGCGTTCCCAGCCGGGTCGACCGGCTATCTCTACTCGGTTGCACCCGACAGTTTTCGCCCAGTCACAAACATGTCGTTCCGCATCACGCAGCTCGACCAGATCGCCACCGGCCAGAAAAAACCGGCAGCTCGTAACCTTCGGATAGTCGATTATCTCGGTGACAATCGCGGATTGCTCCAGCGGAAAAAACTGGAAATAACCCTTTTGCACACCCATCAGGATGTCTTTGGCCTCATGCGTTCCTTTCGCGTATTCCAGCGCCGCGTCGATGTGGCGCTTTACGCGAAAGAACTCGCTAACCAACCACTGCGTATTCGAATGATCTATCGGTTGCAGCATTGCTGTCGTGTGTCAGTGTCGCGGTCCCAGTCCCCCGCGCACTGACATAAAGAGATGTCATCGCGGTGGCTGCGTTCGCTGTCTTCGGCATAAAAACGATCACGCTGTTAGCGCCGACACGTTGATCTGTAAGCGTTGATGTTGTCGCACTCGCTGTGAGCGTGATCGATCCCGTATTGTTTGATTTGCCATCCACCAAATTGCGAATGACGTTTGCCGTTGTCCGCGCATCCGTTCCGCCGGGAGGGACGCTGGGATAAAAATTTGAGCTACTCATCTGCCGCCCAAGGGTGCCGCCTCAAATTCAACGCCGACCGCCTCGCTCCATGTCGTCGCGGCTGGTATCTCCACCTTAAACCGGTGATAACGCCCCTGCGTTCGCGTAGGACACGTCCCATCGGCTGTCGGGCTACTGGCAGTCGTAAATGTTTCTGTCGCCGCTGTAGTGGCCTTAGAACCGATCTGAGCGGTAAAGGTTCCAGCGTCCGTAAGAGGGCGAACACGGTTAATTGCTGACCGTCGCCCGGTTGCCGGTTGCACGTCACCTGTCTCCAGCGTTGCCGCCAGATTGTCACCAGAAAACGTATAAAGCTGGTTGTTCTGAAAAGCGTAAATCCGACGCGCCCCGCCCTGCAACGATGGGCTATCGAGGCTGATGGTCATGCCGTCGATTGAGCTATTGATATTATCAACCTGTTCCAACGTGTACCCGACGCCTCGGCCATAACCCAGCATGTCGACATCCAGCTCTGCGAGGCTCCACGCGTCGAGCTGGTAATGGTAGCAAAGCATCTTGTTAGGCGTGGTCGCGCCATTGCTCGTATATGACCAGATCACAATGTGGCGCTCAGGGTCGACGACACAGGTGATGTCTTCAAGTTGCCCTACGTTGGCATCGGCAAGAAAAAAGTCGTCAACCCTATTTGCCCCAATAGGCGATATTGATTGTCCATCAAAACGGTAAAAACCATCGTGGTCGAGGAAGAAAATTTGGTTCTGTAACTGCGCTGCTGCGCCCGGAGCAATTAAACCCTGATTGCGGCTCAACATATCGACTTGGAAAATAATCGGTGTTCCAACAAAACTCAGTCGAGCAATGCCGCGATCAAGAAACACTGTCGCAAACTCGCCACCAAATAGGGCTTTTATGTGACCGGCTCCCTCGATGTTCTGGAAGTCCGACATCGTTGTCGAGCTGACAGTAAAATTGGTTGGGTCATCGATAGCCGACCATCTGACGCGCGTCGGCTGTAGCCCATCCGTTGTGTCGGTTGTGTGCGCGGTGAATACAAAGTCGCGAACGACCGCGACGTATTTAGCTTTGTGCGTTGTCGCCAAATCGCTAAACAAACCACCGGCGGTCAAATCAAACTGCTGCGGGTTTTCATCAATGCAGACTGCAATCAGGCGTTCGCCATACTGCGCAAAATCCCACCGATTGCCGGTTGTTACCGTATAGTTTCCACTCTTACTGACGTTTGCAAACGCCGACCCGGATGCGCCGCCAACGAGGCGATATAGCTTTGTCGTATCACCAGCAAACAGTGACCAGTCACCCGCCTTTGCCTGTCCTGCCGTTAAACCGACCGGGGTGCCGTCGAGCGCGTTTGTCGAAGCTGCAGCCAAACCAGCAAACGAGGTAAAACCACCGGGCGCAGGGATGACGTTTGTCGCAGTTTTAAGATTGTTCGGCGCGAGGTTTGGAAGATCAGGACGCCACTGCTGAAAAGGGATAATCACGCTGCATCCTTCCAATCGTCAGAGCTGTCATCGCGCACCACTTCCGCCCACGCCTCGCCCAGTTTTTCACTCGCGTTTGTTGCAGTAATTGCAATCGACGCTGTGATTGATGGCGACACTGTTATTTTTGATATCACTACGCCGCTTACCCGCACGATTGCCACGTTCGGTGGGTCCATCTCCAAGATTGTGCCGCTGACGGCAGTGCCAGTGATGGCAATGGTTGCCGCCGCAGTAACATCGAAAATTCGCTCGGCAGTCGCCGTGCCAGTGACCGCTACCGATCCCGTGCCAGTCACGTCTTTCAAGTAACCAGCGGACGCGGTGCCTGTAATCGCAACTGTAGCAGCGGCCGCGGCATTGGTCGTAAAGTTCGCCGTAGCCGTGCCGGTTACCGCAATGCTTCCGGCAAGTGTCGGCTCGAATAACGTGCGTGTCGTCCATGCACTATCATCAAGGCTGGGCGTCAGCGCATCGACGCTCGTTGACCACGCATCGAGCTGGTCGAGGCTGGGGCCGGTAACGTCAGGCATTATGCAGCCGTGATATCGAGATCACCCGCCGAGACGCGCAGCACGTCGCCACTTGCAATAGATTTTGCCGCCGAGAACGAACCGTGCAGCAGCATATTCCCCGACGACGCTGCGTCCCAAAGCGACCAGTACCCAACACTGCCCCATGAGCCTGTCGCGGTCGGGAAAGTAATCGCGCCGCTGTTTGAGGTGGTGCCACCAGACGCCGCTGAGAACGTCACTGCCTGTCTTGCGTAGCCGCTGCCTGACAGCTCGGTGCCGGAGGCGTCGTCTGCCATAGAGGCGACAGACAGGCCAAGGTAAACCGCCGATGGCATAGTATAACTGCCAACGGACAGGATATGATCGAGTATCTCATTTTCGAGATGGTCGGACATTGCTGACATTTTTTTCTCCTATGCCATCGTGTAATCGAGACGCTGCGACAGCGTCGATGATGTGTTTAGGCCGCTCTCGTCACTCGCGATCAGGCTTTCCATTGATGCCTTGTGCAGAGAGGCCCACGTCTGCAGCCGCGCGTCGTTCATTAAAAAGGGTTCTGCCTCCAGCAACGCGCCGTAGAGATAGGCGTCGGGAGCATCCTGCAGAACGGCGTTCACAAGATTGCTGCTGGATAGCGCAGGGATTTTTGCAAAGTAGAGCATCTCCAGCGTGAACTCGCCGGAGGGCGACGGTCCCAGCCGGATGTCTGAGCCAACAATCGTAAAGGCGGCGGGAGTGCCGACCTGCTGGGCTGCATATGTCTGCAGAAACGAAGACGGCGGAAAAAACCGCAGCATCTTTTTCGGCGACTGCACGAGGTGCAGCTCTTTCATTTCGAGATAATCGTTTGGCAAAGACACCGTGTCGTCGTTCGCGGTCGTCGTCGCCTGTACCGTCTTCAGCATTTTTCGCAGCCGCAGATCGCGATTAAATTTTGCCTCGGCAAGATCGATGAAACTATCGATCTGAGCCGACAGGTCGTCGCGGTTCAGATAGTCAGCGACCAGACTTTTCAGCTCGGTGTAGGTGGCAACCATCACAGATTGCCTTCGACGGTTTTCAGGTAACCGTTTTCATTCAGGAATTTTTTTAGGGCTTTCGGGTCTTTGGTAATCCCTTCCTGCAACAGGCGGTGATAGACAACCATCGGGATACGCGCGACGTGGCGCATGTCACCGCTGCCCATTTTCCCATTCATGGATTGATCGCGTTTATTCTGATCGATGATCGGCGTGGCCTGTTGAGTAGTTTCAATCCACCACTTGTCGCTTTCGTGATCGAAATGAAAAGTTTCTTTCAGCCCGGTCATCGGGTCGTAGCTGAGTGGCCGTGTCCAGCGATCAGTCATGTCTGTCTCCAGAAAAATGGGGAGAGCCGAAGCCCTCCCCTTTACGCTTACGAAGTGGTGAGGTCCGCAACTACCGCGTGGGCAGCTTCGTTCCGCATTTCCAGCGTGTACTCGACGAGAATTTGCTTTTTCTCGCTGTCGCCAGTCTTCGCCAAATCGTTCGTTTCGAACGGACGAAGGTAGCTGGTCGCCATCATTTCAGGATCAATGACCAGAGCCGACCGGTCGCGCGAGAAGCGCGAAGGTACGATCTGAAGCTCACCGAAATCTGACACATACACGTCAGCCGCACCGATGATTGCTCCCGGCTCAGGGCTATTTACTTGAAACCGGTTTGCAGCAATGCCGGAGAAACCGGACATGGTCTGCTTATTGAACGGACCAACCACGCACATGCTCGGATCGCCACCCGCTTCCCATGCCTTTTTAACGGCAGACTTGAGAATGGTTTCCGTGTACGCGCGTTGCGTTCCATCGGTCGGAGCGGCAACGATGCCGGAGGAAAAACCACCGTCCGCAGGTGAACCAGCCGTACCACGCACGTCGTTTGTGGTGATCCAGCTTTCGAAACCAGCAGACTTTCTGGCGGTCGACGCATTACCAGCCACAGACGCATTGTTCTGGCTGATGGCGCTTTCCATGTCGCGCTTCAGTTCCTTGGAAGCCTTTGCCATCTGGTAGGCCATTTCGGAATTTCTCCCGGCCTTGTTGACGGACTCAAGCGTTCCAGAAATTACCACGACCTTGTCGGAAATCTGCGTGTAGTTTCCGACACGAGTGGTTGCCGAGATCGACGAACCTGACGCGTCGTCACCTTCAATCGCGGCGTTAGCAGCGGTTGCCGAAGCAAGGCTGTCAGTCTGCCACTCGTGATAGGTGTTCGTCGCTTTGGACGTGCCGATGTTACTCATCACCGGCGTTTCTGTGGGACTGATGGAATAAATAGTATCCAGCAAGTCCTCTCTGTTTCCGACCGAGTCATACTGGTCGAAAGTGTTAGTCGGTTGTGCCATTTCGCACTCCTATTTTAACATTTCAGAAAAAATTGCAGCCGCGTCTTCGACACGACCGCTCTTCTTGAGACGACTGCGCTGTTCCCGCCTTCGTGCCTGATTGCTATCGGCTTTCGACTTTGTCGTTCCGGGCTTTGCAACTTTCGGCGCGTTACGCGCTTTTTTCTGAACTGCAGGTTTTTGCTCCTGCAATTCGTTCCAAAGCATCGCATCGCGCAGAACCTTGACGGCTCGGCTATCGTAAAGTCCCTGCAGCTCCTCCGGGGCGAACCCGGAACGCTGTGCGTATGTGATGATCTTTTCGTGGTCGGCCTTCGCGACGGCCTCGTCTTTCCACTCAGGGATGCGTTCCGGCAGCTTCTGTCTTTCGGCCTCGACAAACTGCTGCAGCTCCTGCATTTGCATTTGCTGCTGCTGTTGCATCTCGGCCTGATACTTCTGCTGCGCTGCGGTTTTCGCTTCCTGCTTCTCGCGCCACTCGTTGCGCTTGATCACATACTCCAGCTCGTCTTCTGTTTTCAGAGCTTCCCAATCGGGTTCAGGCTCGTCGACAGTTTGCTGCATCTGCGATAGTTCTTGCAGATATCTCTGACGCTCCATCTCTAGCTGTTGCTGCTGTGCTTCGAAGGCACGGCGTTGCTCGGCCAGATCGGAGGTCTTGCGAGAATAATCAGACTGCATCATGTAGCCGTTCCGCAGCTCGTCGAGGGTGACCTCGTATTCCTCGCCGTTGACGGTGACCGAGTGTCTCGGTTCGTCTTCGACAGGGACGGGTTCCTCTTCGATCTCCGGCGCGTCTTCTTCCGCGTCTGATCCTTCGAACTCGACAGTTTCCTCGGTGGCCGTCTCAATAGCCTCCGGCTCATCTACCGGTTCGGTGGGCGCGTCTTCGCTCGTTTCTGAATTGTCCGGGGGTGCCGGGTCCAGCATTTCAGTGAAGTACGCTTGGGCGTCACCCAGTGTAGGGTGACGATTTGGCGACTGATTTGCGCTGCGCTCATCAAGAGTGCGAGTTGGCAGATCGTCGACAATTTCTGTGGTCTCTTCAGCCATTTTTTACTCCTCGACCGTCCACGAAAAAACCGCCCGAAGGCGGTCTGGGTTGCGGTCATTAAATTCGAAGAGTCTACGAACGGGATATCCGCAGTTGCTCTTCGGCTAAAACGCCTGATTGCACGATTTCTTCTAGGTGGGATTGAACGTCTCCCAACGCGGTGATTAGCGCGTGTAGTTGTTCACGTTCATCCACACCTTCCGCTGCTATCCAGCGGCGGATGTAACTTTGTTCAACAGCCTTAAAACTCTCGATCAACAGATCGTCATTCAACAGGCGCTCTGCGTCATGCCCCTGTCCGATAATTTTTTGCAGGTTCTGCACTGTAATTAGTAACCCAGACCGCCACCGGACCCGTCTTCGGCATCACCGACGCCAAATCCGCCAGTTCCTTCCGCTCCGCTCAAAGAACCCTCGGCACTGAAACTTAGTCCGGCACTTAATGAGTTTGATAAACTTCGATCCATTCCGCTTAAAGGATCGGCAGTTATGCTGTAATCAGGGATGGAATTAGGGTCTATATCACCACCTATGTCTGGTAACTCTTCGAAAAAGCCCCGGCGTTTAATGCGATTCAATGGCTGTATTCCCTGACGGGCGCGAAGCAACGCTTCCCGCGCTCGTGTTGTACTACCGCCAAAATCAGAATTTGCGAGGCTTTGCAGATTGCTCATAGTACCCATCGCGCTGATGTTGCCGAAGGCATCGACAAAATTACCCTGCGCATTATACCCGCCAACACCGGGAGTAAAGCCGCTCAGAGCTGTTCCGCTTTCAGGATCAAGACCAGCGTTAACTGCGCTCATTTTTTCAGCCGTATCAATGTCGAACCAATCCGGGACAACGCCAGACATAACCTGTGCGCCGTAGCTTGTAGGCGATATTGAGAACATCTGCCCGTCGATTGATCCGGTGCTGTAGCCCGGCACTCCCTGCATCTCCATCGCGCGGTCATACGCTAGGTTGCCGACGTTTATTCTCCCCATTTCTCCTGCAATTTGCCCCATAATTGTACTGCCGGTGACCGCGCCGACGAGGTTTGCCGGTTGGTTAAATTGGGCGTTTAGGAAATTGTTGGCTGTCGTCGTAATCGGCTGATCAAATATTTTTGAGAGCGTCGACACGGCGCTGGGGTTCGCTTGATCATACGAATACATCGCGTTTTGCTGCGCTAAACTAGCTATTGCTTCTTCCCTGTTTGCCCCGCCAATAGCGCCAAAATCCTCAACGCCATAAGTCGACATCATATCCTTTTCACCCAGTAAACCGCTGCTAGTCGCATGGTCGACCGCCTCATATCCGGGTAAACCGTAACTATACGTCGGAGTAAACGATGGAGCTTCTGTTGGATATCCTAAATCCGGTCGCCGCATAGAGACGCGGGGTTCGATGTTGACCAGAGGCTCCGGTGGTGGCGTGGGTTCTACTGTTTGTTGCGCCGGGGGAATTGTTACAGGCACAGTAGGCTGGAAACCGTATTGCTCCATATACCGCGCACCCGGCGAAAACCGATTGTTAAGCGACAAAAGCGGATTGTTAGCCGCAACCGCTGCCATATAGAACGGATCGTTGACCGCGCCGGGGCCGTAAAATTGAACCATTAGATTACCCCTGCGTCTCGTTCTGTTCAGACATCTGCAAAATCTGCGGCAGCGTCAGACCACCAAATGCACCGAATTTGATAACGTCTTTGTAGACGCCTTTACCGAATAGATTTTTCAAAAACGTATAAATTTCCGTCTTACGAATTGACGCAGGGTTTTCCAACATTGTCGCAGCAACGTCTGCCAACAGCTCCTGCGGCGTGTGCAGGTAATGGTGCATCCGCTCTGCTTCACTTGTACGAATGCCGAAATTTGGGTCTTTTATTTCAGAGTTTGCCCATGCAGTAGGGCGTCTTTTTTTGCTAATTTTTATGGCCTCTTCCTGCATGGTTGCCCCTAAATTGACCGCATCGTATCGAGACAAAACTGCGCCCTCTTCCGCGCTGTTACGAGACACGAGATTAGTCAAAACACGAGACAACGAGATCGCTGGATCAATCTCTGCATTCGGAAAATTCTGCAATTGTTGCGCCAAACGCGGCACTGATTCGTGCATGGCATGACCCATTTCATGGGTCAAAACGTACATAAACAGGTCTTCGGGTTTACCGTCAGGCAATCCAAGCTCGATGGGCAGCAAACTTTGATAGCGTGGATCAGTTCTTGCCTTGTCCTGCGCCGCAAGAACATTGTCGACGTTTATTCCAATCTGTCGATAACCCGGAGCGATTTTTGCGACATCATCACTATCAGGGCCGTAGTGCAGCAAATTAGGTATCTTCCGCACAACATCATCAGGCACCTTAATCGGGTCAGAAAAACTAGGGTTCGAATATAGGAAACCGCGCGTGGCAGTATCCATCCCTCCGCGACCGCCGACGTGCAGAACGTCGACAAGAACCCCTGCCATCTCTAGCAGGTCTTGGCGGCTTAATTCTTTTTTGAGTTGCCCTGCATCGTCAAACGCGAGGGACCACGCACCTAATGATCCGCGAACAGATTTGAGTCTTTCATCCACTCGGGACTGGAGGGATGGCGTCCCGCCCCTAGCAACACTGTCTCTGCGTAGGAGGTCATTTTCGTCGGCTCGTCGAGCGGCTTCTTGTTCTGCGTCGTCGAGCCATCCGAGTCCGGCAGCGCCTTCTCTTGCGCCCAACCATTGTGCGACTTTGTCTTTGGCATAGCTATCCGGCAATTCTCTAAAATTGTAATACATAGGGTACACTGGAGTACCCGCATCGTCCACCCACGGGTCTGCGCTCCGCAAGATGCCCGGTCCCTGATCGAAATACGCCAGACCCGCCGGATCACCTTCAAGAGGCCGGTTAGGCTTCAGACGTTGTGTAAGTACGCCCGTCTCCGGGTCCGCAAATTCCACTTTTTGCTGATCCGTGACGCCTTGCTGCTTAAACTTAGCCAGAACATTTCGCATTTGCTCGTGACTAATTTTCGGCATCTTTTCGAGGCCGGGGAACATATTTTCGTGCGGCTCCAGAGAACGCCGCTGCCTGTCCCATTTGCGCCACTGTTCGGCAAAAACCGACAACCCTGTTTTTTCTGCCTCTTCGACGTTCAGCTCGATGGCTCGTTTGTAGAGAGGCGATGCCATAAAAATATTGTCGGGCTGCGCAACCCAGTTAATACCCGCATACTCTTTTGAGATGTTCGGGTTAATCATCACAGGCGATGGATTAAACTCCGTGCCGCTAATCAGCGAGGCCATTGCTGATCGACCGACATTCGGGTTCGGCGTCATCAGTTTAGAGCTGCGCGGTTTCAACTGCGCCAACATGTGGTCAGTAAAAAATCCCTCGCCACCCGGCTCCCGCAGTATCGCGGCCTTGCCCCGCACTTTCTTTGCACTACCGCTCGGCAAATATTGTGTCGCGCGTTTGTACTCGTCGCTGTCCGTCCGACCTTTGTACTGCTTATCGATCTGTCTGCGTTGATCGATGGCTGCGCCCCAGCGATCTGACAGCACCCGCTCGGCCTCTGCTTTCGCCTTTTTGGTGCGATAAAACTTGTCAAAGAATATCGACGCCATGTGGCGATCAATTGCAGAAATACCGGCGACGTTTGGTTTCTGCCACACTGCGCTGAACGCAGCGGTCTTGGTGCCTAGACCCTGCACCTGTGAGCTGAGACGGTCGACAAACAGCGGCCAACTCTCAGCGGGACCAATGCGGAAGAACTCTGGGCGCTCTAGAAACAGCTTTGCCAGTCTCGCAATGTTCGAATAGTCAGCCGATCCTTTAATACCTAAGCCGCCGTCTTTCGCCGCCTGTACACCAAACGTCCGCGCCATCTCGCGATCAATTTCAAGTTTCTCCTCCTTCGCGAGTTTTGCGTTAACAGGATATTTGAAGAAACTGGCGAGGCGCTCGATGTCGTCACGGTTACGCACTCGCAAACGACTTGCCGCTAACTGGTTTGCGAACAGCGGCTGGTTTGGCGACGTGATACCGAAAAGCATGGCATTAAAAACATGCTCATCGGTGATGACTTTAGGCGTCATCGTGTTGATAAGTTTGCGCTGTATTTGTGTGTGCAGTTCAGCCGGGATGCGACTGGGATCAATCGCGTCCGACCGAATTTTTAGCAGGTCGTAATAGGTAAACTCGCCATCGACCCCACCGGGGATTTCGAAACTGGCACCGTCAGAATACTCGTAGCGCACTGGGGCGCTGAGTGGCCCAAGGTTGTCGACGCCATAAGAGCGCCCAAGTTCTGCGAACTCGTTGGGGGTAAGAACCTCAAGAGGCTTACCCTGATAAGTTACCGGTATCTCATTTGCATATGGCCCCGTTGAGGGGTCCGGTACCGTAGCACCAGAAACTGGCTTTTGGGCGATTGGGTCCGCAATGTTCCCGACCGGATTGCCGCCAACGGGGGCTTGATCATACATCACCAGCGGCTGCGGTTCAATTGGTTCAATCCCAACTATTTTTGCTGCTGATGCCCCAATTTCTGGCTCGACATCGTTAATGTTGCCAGACTTAATGTTTTTTGGATCAACCTCTAATTTCAGCAAAACCTCATTATCAGCTAAACCAGCATAGTATGATTTTACATACTCCGGGTTATTGCTGAAAAAAACGCCTTGTCCCGGCATGGATATGTTTGCACCAACGGCATTTTCAAAAGACAAGCGGCTATTCGCGCCTGATACAAGTTTGCCATCTTCAACAGCCATCACCTTGTAACCGATAAGGTTTCCGTTATCGGTTGTTTGAAACGTCCCACTGTTCGGAAAAGGCGCTTCATCTGCCGCTAATAGCGGCGGCGGTTCCACCTGACGTGGCGCTGCCGCTTCGGGTGCAGCGATCTGGGCCGGTGGCTGCGGCGTGACATCACGCGCTGCGTCCATGCGTGACTTCAATGCCGCCAACTCGCCAGATGTCATCGGCAATCTATCGCCGACCGCACGGTCAAATAACGTCGAAGCGCCGCGCCGGGCGGCGGGTATCAGGGCGGCATCGAGAACACCCGGCACCCCTACAATTGCCAAGTCTAAAATCTGAGCGCCGGGGCGTCCGACATATTCGCGGTTCATGTTCCGCGCGACATAGTCACCCGCTGCCATGAATGGGGCAGTGAACGGTACAACGTCAGCCACGCCATGCCCCGAAAAACCGGGGCTATCGCCCAACACGCCCAGCGCCGGTCGCACCGTAGTGCGCATGAAATTACGGTCTACGCCGACAGAACCAGTCGGCACGTTGCCTTGGAAGTACGGCAGAGAGTAACTGCCTGTCCCAAGGTTAGGATCGCCGACAAGCGGATAGATCGGCTCGTAAGGATTACTCCGCACATCAATAAAGTTTAGGGCAGGTTGATTTTCGCTTAACAATCCCGCCGCGGCATGGGGCTGACCGTGCGGCATTATTTTTTCTTTTTCTTGCCCTTTTTACGCGCCTTGGCAGCGGCCTTCATTCCGGCCCTCGTGTACGGATACTTTTTGCCCTTCACCATCGGCATGGCTCGATCTCCTTAGAAAAAATTACGTTTCTTTTCGCGTTTGGGCGTCGTCTTGCGGTGGCGTCCCGGACGTTTGCGGGGGCGGTCGTTGAGGACAATTTTTTGCGATGACGCCTTTTTAGCCATTAGCCGACTGATCGAATGTTGATCTGCTGATCGCCTGTCTCGGTTGCCAGTTCGATCCGTTTCATTTCGATCTCGGCGTTCAGCTCCTGAATTTTTAGCTGCAGCTCGGCTTCCTGTTTCTCGCGCTTCAGCTGTATCTCTGCTTCCATCTTCATGCGGTCGGCCTCGATCTTGGCCTGTGTTTCAATCATTTCCGGCGTCATCTGCGGCTGTTGTGGTTGTTCGGCCGCCTCTTGCATCTGCATGATTTGCTCGGCAGTGATCGGTTTAAAGAACGCCTCCGGTCGATTGAACCCGGCGCTCTCGACAATCTTTGCCAACGTGTCGCGATACTGCTTCATATCGACGAGCGGATTGTTTGGCCCCAGCATCTGCAGGAGCTGTTCCTGCTTCTCGGCAATCACGGCAAGGGTGCGCATTTGCCCCTCTTTCATGCCGCCGCCGTAGCCGATGTCTATCGAGGCATCAAACTTGTTCGACCACATCCGGGGATCAAACTCGATGTATTTATCCCGGATGCGCATGATGCGTTTGTCCGACTGGTAACGGCTGACAAGCATCAACACACATTTCGCCAAATGTTTGATGCCGGTCTCGGCAAACATCCGCGCGATCAGCTCGATCTTTTGCTGCGCCACGTTCTGCATGGCAGACACCGCCGTCGCGGTTGTGTTCTGCAGCGACTCGGCGTTTAGCCCCATCGAGTTTTTGCTGACACCCGTGCGGCTCTCTCTCACGCCATCGAGATAATCGAGCATCCCGATTGTCTTGGCAGCGTTGACACCCTGCTGGTTCAGCTCCCGGATCGCACCGGGCTGACGCACCCGCACGATTGAGCCGGGGCGGTTGTTCAGCAGGTCGCCGATGTTCGTCTGCCCCTCGACTACCTCTAGCCGGGGGTTTGTCGTCATGTACAGGCCATCGAGCGTCTGGCGCATAATGGTAGACTTGATAAGCTGCAGGTCCATCACCGTGTCCGCGACCGACAGGCCGTAAAACTTGTGCGGTATCTGGATCGGACAAATGGTGGAGAACGGCACCTCCATAACTTCTTCGATGTCTAGGATTTCGTGACCGCTGCCACCGACCGTGACTTTGTGCAGCGCCACCCGGCCATCGTCTTCGGGATCGAACCGCATGTAGCATTCGTGGATCAGAACCTTGCGCAGCATCGGATCGGACTGCACGTCGTTGTCCACGTCGTCATCGCGATTGTATCGAGCGCGGCGTTCCTCGGATGTCGTCAGGCTGGAATAGCTAGGCAGGTCTTCGACCTGTTCGCGGTCAAAGCCCATCTGCACCAGCTCGTAAACGCTTTTCTCGACCCGGTGCGCGACGAATGTCGCATCGTCGACTGTCCGCGCGTCCTTGCTGATCAGAAACTCTTCCGGCGGCACGTTAACGATGGTGACACAGCCAGTCTCCGAAGACCTGCGGCCACGCACATCATGCGACGTGCCGGTCATCATGCCCTCGATCAGCGCGTCGTCGTCTTCCTCGACATCGACCTGCAGCTCGACCGACTTCTCAGTGTGTTCGAGAATTTCGAAATCGGGATCAGAGGCGATCAACGCATACTCTGCGTCGGTCAAATCCTCATACATCTCCATGTCGTATTCTTCGACCGTCTCATAGAGATGCTTAATTACGCCGACCTTCTGGATAAGCGCGTCCTTCATCCAGTTATAGGCGATCTGCGTCCACTCATTGTCTTGAGTGATGATAAAATTTACATAGTCCGTCGCCTGTCGCGCAGCCTCGATATCGCTCTCCTGACGCGCGTCAAAACGGACAATCTGGTCGGAGCTGCAGAACGTCCGCATGAGGGAAGGTAAAATCCATTCAACGACGTCGTGTACATCAGAAGAAATAACACTTGAGCGCCCATCCTGTTCATTGCCAAAAGGCTCCGACAGGTAATATTCGAGCGCGTCCTTGCGCTCCTGCGATACCTCGGAACCAAGATTGCCGATGGCATCATTGATCTCTGCGCCGATCAGGCTGCTTATTCGAATGTTGTCCATCTAAACCACATAATTTGTGTCAATTTCGATTGGCCGCTGCGATGCCCAGCTCGTGCCGCCGCGACCCTCATCGACGAACGTCAAAATAAACGCGTCTGCCAAGTCGGGAGACCGGGCGCGTTTTCTCAGCTCGTCTTTGCTTTCAACCTTGATTTTGCCGCCGCTGGTAAACGCATAGCGCGGCATGGTCAGTTCCGAGATCAGCTCGTCATCCCTGACGATCTTGCAGTCCATCTCGTCGAACCAGTCTTTCGCCTTCCACCAAAGTTCGTCGCGCAGCCGCATGAACCGCTGCTTCACCGCCGCGTTCTCGGACACGTTGACATCGATGGCCGGGTAGCCCAGCTCCCGCAGCCGGTCCGCTACCGCCGCACCAAGTCCAATGGTGTCGACACAGATCGCCTCCGGGCGTAGCGGCCCATACGTCGCGTCGTACTCGTCGACCACCATGCCGACCGTCACCATCAGGTCATTGCGCTGCCATGACTTGATCGGCTCCAGCAACGTATTGCCTTGGCGTTTAGCGAGGGCGCAGCGATCCTTGCCGGTGCGCGATACATCCAAACCCCAGATAACAGACCCGGTCGTCTCCACGTCCCGGTCGACCGCAGCCTCGACCTTCCAAAGCGCCATGACGGCATCGTCGTCAGCCTCCGGGAAGTCCGCAGCGACACGAACGCGGAACACGTTCGACTCTTCGCCGTACTTGATCTTCATGTCCTCGACAAACTCGTCGGAGACTTGCGTACTTTCCCAGCTCGGCACCCGCATCGTCTTCCAGCGGTGACGCATCTTCGTGTGCGTCTCGTAGAAATACCCCTCCGACCGGGTGGGGTTGCCGCACAATATCGTCCGCGCATGTGGCGTGGACATCGATCCCTCCGCGACCTCGAACACCACGTTGTCGATGCCTGACGCCTCGTCGATCACGAACAGCAGGTTCTCCGAGTGAAGCCCCTGCAGCGCCTCCGGGTTTTCTCGCCGGGAGACCTTCGCCACCGCAAAGCTCTCATTCGCAGCACCGCGCAGCTCGATGCGGTCAGACTTGATCTCCAGCAGGTCTTGGAATTGCTGCGGCAGACGCCGGTGCCATTTGCTGACCTCGGCCCAAAGCACGTCGTAGAGCTGCGCTGACGTGTTCGCAGTACAGGCGACCTTGGTCGGGTAGTGCGTTAAGAGCTGCCACAACGTGACCCAGCTCAGGAACGCCGTTTTACCAATGCCGTGACCGGAGCGGATGCTGATGCGGTTATTGGACTGCAGTGCCTCAAACGCCTCGCGCTGCCATTGCTCTGGCGTGGCACCCATCAGCTCTATAAAAGCGATGGGGTTCTCGCGCAGAAACGCCAGACCTTTTCCAAGGTCGTTCAGCTCAGTCATCAATTTTTCCAGAAAAAACTTGGCGTACCCAATCGAAGTCGACGGTAATGGTCGGAACCGACTGCCGCGCCGTTGGCTCCCACCCGGCGGCGATCCATTGCTCTGCGAGATCAGGGCGCTGTAACTCGACACAGCGGCGTCCATCGACCTCGACCAGTTCCCCGAAAAAAATTTTTCCGTTATCGGCGTAACCCGGTTTTGAGATTTTGAAACGGCGGGGAGAGGGTGGGACTGTTACAGTCAACGCCACCCCTTGCCGATCTGGTGCGGGGGGTGGGGCACGTCAAAACTGGCGGAAATCTGCGGTTTTTGCGATACGGCGAGACTAATCATCTTGCCATTTCTCGTCCTAACCCTTTGATATTGCTGCCATTTCGATGACCGTTGCACCATCATCTTGCACCACATCGAGTATTTCGGATTGCTTCTGTTCGTCCTCTGCCTCTGCTGCCACCGCCGCGGCCTCACGCGCTGCCGCTAACGTCCTGTCCTGCACCATGCGGAGCTGATCGATTACGTCCTCATGGAAGTTCTGCGTCACCTCAACGGCCTGTGACGGCCGTCCGTAGCCCCGGTTCAGGATTTCCTGCGTCGCGGCCAGTGTGACCCGCGCGTCCTCGCTCTGGCGCATGAGCTGCAGCAGCCGCGTCAGCGCCTCCTGCCCGTGCATCTGGAACGCCTCTTTCAAACGCATCGGCGGCGTCTTCTTCGGTCTGCCGCGCTTTGGCGAAGCCGCATCTAACGCTTTGTCATTTTTATCGTTTGATGCCATTTCAAACCGTCAGTTAATGGTTTTGTTTCCACGGTGGGTTCGGAGGTCGATTACCTCACTATCGTGATCCACTTGGCTGATTAAAAAAGCCATCCATTCTTCTAGTTGCTCGACAAACCACAGGGCCGTCAGCGTGTCAGGAAATCCCCCGGCCTTTAGGTTTACGTCGGGCCTCTCGTCGTCGGAGAGCGTTATCGAGTACCAGCCATTGTCATCAGTCACGCCGCCCCCATGAAAAAGCCCCGGCGCAGGGAGTACACCGGGGAGTTTTTCGCAACTCAGGAAAGGGACCAGCAGTTGCATAAGGCTGCCGATCTCAGCAAATCATGGGACGATTTACGCAACATGTGCAACTTGACAATTTCCCGCTAAATTCTGGGCTTTTTGTCCATTTGCGACCATGCGAGAATCATGTCGGCTATTGCTTCGGAGTGTCTTTTCTTAACCGCGCTAGGAGGCTCACCGATAGCCGCCGCAACACTGCGCCATGTAGCCCTAGCAGCGCGTCCCCAGATCGCAATCCTAGACGCCTCTGAGAGCGTTAGAGAGCATTCCAACAGTGCCTCCAACCTGTCGATCCGATCGCCGCTCGGTGGGCCAAGAACAATGGTCGCGGCCTCCCAGCCGTAACTCTCTTTCCGGTCGTGTACGACCTCCGGCCAGAATGTCTGTTTCTTCTTCGGACCAGCCCAAGGCAAACGCCGCAGTGTGCGGTGTGCTTCTTCCAACAAATCCTCCATGACATCAGGATGCAGCAATCAACTCGGCCTGTCGTTTGCGATGCAACGCGCGATCAATCTCGTTCAGCAAGGTCTGGCGTCTTCTGCAATAAAACTCTACCCGCAGCCTGATTTCTTTCCATGCCGGGAAAAACTCGTAGTCATCGGAGATGCGGTCGAGTGCCTTCAGCGTGGCGTCCCTTGGGTAGCGTTTTAGCTCGGCAGCGTATGTGCGGAGCTGCATTTCCAATTCCCCGTCAGACTGCTTACGAGCCTTCGTGAGGAGCTTCACTTTCATCAGGGCTTTGTACACCTCGTCGTCCTGAGCCGGTGCCATGTGCGCCTCTAACTCGGCTCTAAGGGCATGTAATTGCTGTTCATCAAGGTCACGAACGCCTTCGAACCCGATGAAATCAAAATCTGCGTTATGTCTCTCGCGGAGACTGCAGCCGACTGTAGACAGTGAGGATTTGATTTGCTCCCTCTCCGGTATCTCTGGATTGGTTCGAATGGTTAGCTGGTTCATCACTCCACCTTTCCTGATGTAGCCACGTCGCTGGGTGCGGTATGAATTTCGGATCGCTCGGCAGGTTTGCATTCAGCCGACTAAGCCCTGCCATCAGTTCGTCAAACTCGACAGCCTTCATCGCCGTCTTGAATTTTGTTCGTGCAGCTCCCTTGCCAACCTTGCGCGGATATTGCTGCCAGAACTGATCGAACTGATTTGATGTATTACTTAATGACGGTTCATTGATGGTTATATGACGGTTAGGGTGACGTGGGCGTCGTGGCTGGGGTGACGTGGGCGTCACCTCTGGGGTGACACTGGCGTCACCGGTGACACTGGCGTCACCCCTCGTTTTAATGCGTTCCTGCAACATAATTTGATAGTGCGTGGCAGAACGACCGCCCCCTTTTCGCATCACAATGATCTCGCCCAGATCGATCAATTCCGACAGGCATCGCTGTACATTCCGCTCGGTGCAATTGGCATAGACCGCCAGTCGCGCTACGGAGGGCCAACAGAGGCCATCAGCATTTGCGTGATTGCAGAGACCTATCAGCACGAGCTTCGTCGTCCCGGTCGCGCTGCTGTCGTTTAAGGCACTAGATATCAGCTCGATACTCATGCGCCCCGCCACTCAATTTCGGCCATGCGTGTGCAGCTAGGACAGGCGTCAATGCCGCCGATCTCTGTCTGGACATCCTCGTAAACCCAGTCCTCGCCCCAGTCGAAAATTTTCTGCACCCGCACTTGTTCATTGATCACGCGCACCTCGCGCTCGATCTGCCCGGTGTCTTGACAAATCAGGCAGCGCATCAGAACTGCGGGATGCGCTGGTAAACCTCCAGCGTGTGAATTGGGTTAAGGCAATCGTTCGGCACGGCGTAGCAAGGCGGCGCGTCCGTGCGGCCGAAGTTTGTCAAGTAATCGGGCTGCATTGCCTCGTCGCTCGACGCCCAGCCGATCAGTTCAAATTCCGGCGTGGTGCCTCGCACCAGAACATACCGCCCCGCCGGGTCACCATCGCGCAAAATAAGTTTTCCGGCATGGTGGGTTGTCCACCGCACCTGTATGTCTGGAGGAATGTCGGGATCGTTTTTCGCCGCGTTCCATGACGGGGGCCAATAGCAGCCCAATGCCTTCGCGACCGCAATTTCAGAACCCGCCGCATGTTGGTCACGCCGCGCAACATCCATCGTGTCGTCGTTGAATACCTTGTGCGTCAGGCCGCGCATCCGAGACGCGGTGTAACGCTGCTGACCGATTGTCGCTGCTACAAATTGCTCCGTCGGTGCTAACATGACTTTCATCGGTCGCCCCATTTCGGATCGTACGCGCTGCGCATTTGTTTGATCGTTTTGGTGTGGCGACCGGCCAAGATGTCCAGCAGGTCGCGCAGGTCGAGGACGGCCAATGGCGGGGAACGATCCCGACCGATGACAAGAAAATCCGAATCGCCTTCCAGCCAGTCGTAGATTTGTTTGAACCCGTTCGCGCGGACTTTGCATTCGATGGTCCACGACCCCATCTGGATATCGCCCTTGAAACCGGCCGCAGCCCCGGACAGCGGAACGCGCTTTGCTTCCACCCCGTGCTGCTGGATGATCTCGACGATCTTCCGCTCGTTCCGTGCGCCTTTATCGCGGGAAGCCTTACCCATTGCGTCTAGCGTCCAATCGACGCGCAGCCGCTTCAATGCGCTTCAACGTGCGCAAGTTCGGTTGATGAATGCCTTGGTCCCAGCGCCAAAGCGTCGACCGCGCAACACCTGACTCATTCACGAGGTCTTGTAGCGGATATCGACCACGAAGCTCTTCGATGAAAATATTGTTTGACATGCGCAACACGATGCACCAGTTTGATGCAACTTCGCAACTTGACAATTTTTTATAGCCACAAGGGTAGGTGCAATGTTACTGACTAGACCCCATCAAAACACACAAGGCAGCGCAATGATTTCGCCTCGCGAACTTAGGGACGCACTGACTCGTTACAAGGTTACGGCCGGTTTGTCGTGGCGCGAGATTGCAGAACGCGCAGAGGTTGCCCAAACCACAATTACGCGGTTCGTCAATTCGCGAGGCGGCCAAGGCCCGTCGATGGACACCATCAGCAAAATTCTGGAAGCGCACCCGGCATTAGCGCAGGAATTAGAAGGTCGGGTTGAAACGACCGCTATCCCGATCTTTGGGTATTTAAGCTGGAATCCAAAATACGTTGTTACCCCGCCCCTCAGTGGGCAAGACCGCTACGTGACCGTCGGGACTGGAACAGTCCACACGGAAACGACACGAGCCATCAAGGCCGGAGCGGCGAACCGTCCCGGTTTTTTTAACTGGGCGATATTTTTTGATGAGCAGCGATCTGTAGATGTGAAAAAATATCCTGACTTTACAGTAACCGGCGTCAGTCACTTGTGCCTTGTTTCCGACGGCATGTCGTCTTTTCTAGGGCACACACGCCTGATGAACGGAGTGCTTGAGATTTATGGTTTGTCTTCCATTGGGATACAATTTTATATGGAACGCTTGAGGGACGACCTTCAGCCGCTCAAGTTTCCGATTGATGACATTAAAGCGGTGTATCCCTGCTATGGAATGTTAGCGCCCGGTTTTGGGGCGCAGGGACTTCCACTGAAACCCGTCGAAGTGTTGAGGGCAGAGGAAGACCAATCAAACGATACGGTTTACGGGGTGGCGAGTTAACGCCGCCCCCCTTTTTTATCTTGGGAGTTGCACATTGCCACTATCACCTGTTTTGATGCACGAAGGCCATCCGGCGTGGGCGAATGTTGAACTTGATCACACCTCACCGTCGCAGTTGAACCTGCCAATAGCACGATGGATTTACTCCTACGTCCTACACAGTCAGGCAGAACGCCGCTTGTGGAAGGCTAACCTGCGCATGATTTCCGGCAGCGCCGTAAACATGGCGCTCGACATGATATATGCGGAGCGCGGTGCAGAGATGGCCGGGGATCGCGAGGTAACTCCCCTCCAGCCCGACGATGCGATAGCGGCCGCCGAAGACTTCGTCGCAAAGACTGAGGTCTGGGACGACGACAAAGAAGTGCGTGACCATTACGCCTCGTGCATCGCCGACACGGTGACGAACGCGATGGAGGAGATCGACGCGTTCGGTAGCGATGTCGTTGCGCTGGAAAAATACGCCGACTGGCAACCTGATTGGGCACCTGTCCCGATCACCGGGTTTGCCGACTTTGTTCTCGAAAACGGAATTATTTTAGAACTTAAAACGCGTTGGCCGCGACGGGTAAGAAACAAGGATGGCGAAGTAACTTGGCGCACGTCCAGCAACCCCTCGACGCCAATCAACAACTGGGTGAAGCAATCGACGGTTTACCATAAAGCCTTCGGCGGCCCGGTGTACGTTATCTCCGCTAACAGCCTCAACGCTAGAAAATATTCAATCGCAAAGCATGAGATCAAAGCCGCCGAAGCAAAGCTGATGGCTGCTTTGCTGGAACGTCACGAGGCACTAGTCGACCTAAACGCCGCTACGGATCGCGAAGCAGGGCTGCGCAAAATGCTGCGCTGTCACCCTGCAGATTTTGAAGACATTTACTGGAACGAAGACCCGGACGTGCTGGAAGACGCACAGCGCCACTGGGCAAACGCTTATGGAGGTACAGATGCCGAGTAAGGCTGCGAATAAGAAAGACTTGGAAAAACTGCGCGACCTGTTGCCGAAAGATGTAAAGCCGCGCGACACGGTCTGGGACTGTCACGGAACGTGGGTGATGTACCACCGCTTTGTCGAACTGATCGCGGCACACAACGAGGTCGAGATTGTCGATCTAACTATCTGCGACGTGCGGGACAAAAGCGCGGTTGTCAAATGTGAGGCGAAATATAAGGACCGTCGGATCGTGACGTTCGGCGAGGCGGCTCCCGGCAATAACAAAAACGCTTACCCGGTAGCGATGGCTGAGAAACGCGCTGTCGACCGGGCCGTCCTCAAGGCTGTCCTGATCCACGGCACGTTCTATTCGTCGGTTGACGATTTAGAAATGGCGATGGGCGACGGTGACAAGGTTGCTCCTGCTGCGGTGCCGGAAAAACCTGCCCCGGCCCCGGAAAAAAAACCGGCGACACCTGAGAGCAATGCCCCCCAGACCGATAACGTCGTCGTGCAACTGATGATCGATGCAAACATCTCTCAAGAAATGCAGCAGCTACCCGCCGTGCGTCAGGGTGCGATCCAAGCAACCTCTGCAAACTCGGTCGATAGGCTGCGCAGCGAGTTGCAGATGTTCCGCAAGAACGTGGTCGCCAACAAGAACGAGGCGGCGGCGGTCGAGGAAATTTTTAAGTGCAGGGCCAAAATTTTACAGGAGGAAAAAAATGGCTGACCTAAATCAAATTTCTTTTTCTGGCCGACTGGCGAGAAATGCCGAAGTCAAAAAGCTGGGCGACCGGGACAGGCTTAGTTTCAGCGTTGCCTGTAACCCGGCGTTTGACCGGGACGCCGCCCCGATCTGGTACTCGTGCCTCGATTTTTACAGCGAGAAACGCGCGTGGATGTTGGAGGCGTTGACGAAGGGCGCTCAGGTCATGGTCACCGGGAAACTGACGGTGACGGAGAAGGGCGACAAAACCTACCACAACGTCGATGTGAACTCGTTTGAGGTTTTCAAACCGAAGGGCGCAAAAGCTGCTGCCCCGGCAGACGCGGGAGGGGTGGATGATGAAATACCCTTTTAGAAAACCACAGCCGCGGTGGGCGCAGCCACTCAGCTATTACGAATGGTCGACTGAAATAGATTTGGCCTACGACACGACGCCGCCGCATTTAAATTCAATTGGAAAACGGAGAGATGCGTATGCCCGATACGTCGAGGGATTTAAGCGATCTTGAAATCCTGACCCTGCACGATGTCGGAGAAATTCTTTTCCCGACAATGCCGCCGGGGGCGATCCGAAATAAAAAGGTCGGTCGCCTTCGCGATGTGGGGCTGCGGCTTTGGAAAAACGGGCACAAGAAAAAGTCGCCGCTCGTTACAAGTTTTGGGGAGGTGAAGCGATGGCAATTAAGCAAATTGAACCAAGGGGCGGTGATCGAGGATGCCGCCCGGCGCGTGAGCTGACCTCCCGGCAGCAGCAGGTCGTCGACCACATTGCCGACATCCATGCGCACTTTAATCGTGCGCCGACGATGCAGCAGTTGGCTGACCGTATGCGCTGCAGTCGCCAGAACATCGCGCAAATTTGCGAGAAGCTCCGTGACATGGGCGAGGTCGAGCTGGGGCCGGGTTACCGAAACTTACGATTGAAGGGAATGGACGATGAAAAAGAAATTTAGGTGGATGCAGCAAAAACGGGAACAAGTTCGGCCTTACCGCAGGGCAATCAACCCCGACGCTGCACTAAGTGAAGAGACGCAGCGGCGTCTTCTTCGACTCGCGATCCGCGAAGCAAGTTCGTAGGCGGGAATTGTTACTTTCTCACGGCGCGAAAGTGATGAAGCGTCTCTGCACCGGGTTCCCGCCACAGCCGACCGGCTGTTTAGAGTTCGCCCGAAGAGCGCAGCCGATAGAGCCGGGGGACACAACGGCGTTGCTCCTTTCGCGCCGCCCCGGTTCGTCTTTCTCTAATTAGCCACGAGACAGTATCAACGCGCGTTTGAAGGCAAGGTGGGGCTAAAACGACCTCCTGAGAGCGATCAGGATGCGCAAGTCAGGCCGGGGATGAGCAATCATACCCCGGCCTTGCTGTTTCTACTCAGCGGCCACCGCAGGGCCGTACAGCATGTTTTCGGTATCAACGGCTGCTGCCGCGTCCTCCTCGTCCTCGTCCCACAGGTGGCCGTAGGTGTCGAGGGTGAACGCAGCCGATTTATGCCCCATGCGGACGGAAATCCATTTGATGTTACGGCCCTGCTTAATCCACATCGACGCAGCGACATGCCTGAGAGTGTACAGGGCATCGTACCATCCGATGTCGTGCCACTCGCAAATTTGGTGGAGGCGTTTGCGCCACGGTTCACTGTCGAGGGGTTTGCCAGTGGCCGTCGAGAAAATCAGTTCACCCGGCTGGATGTTTTCTTTCTCGATATGCGCCTGTAGCCGTGCCGCCAGATCGGGACCAATCGGCACGAAGCGATAACCGTTTTTGGTTTTCATCTTACCAAGAGTGCCATCCCTATGCGCCCGTTGCTGTAACCTTACTCCGGGATTGTTGCTGTTAGTTATCAGCCCCGGCTGGTTTGGATCGGCGGCATCTCGGCACAACGGCAGACCGCGCAACTCTGACGGGCGGCAACCGATTTGCCCAAGGCAACGGAAGATCAGTGCGTAAGGCGTGGGCTTGTGACCGATGCGCTCGTAATGGCGTCGCCACCGCTCTCCATCGCCGACATCGATGGTGTTGATACTCCGAGGATGTTCGCAACGCAATTTGTCTTGCCGCCCCTCACGATCCCACAACTCAGCAGCCTCTATCAGGCGGCGCACGTTATCGATTGGAGGGATTTTAACACGCAGGTCTTGCCGCCCTTTCCAATCAATCTCAGCCGCCTTCCAGATTGCGCGATCTACAGGTGCGCAAAGCTCGTTGGCTGCGGCGTGATTTACGATTGCCTTCAAAACGTCGAAGTTTGCAGCGGCATATCGCAACTCGTTGCCTTTCGCGATCTGGAACCTCTCAATTTGCTCACCACACGCGATAAGCAGTTTTCTTTTCGAAAACTGTTTGATGTTTATCGTCGCGATCAGGGTGCCGTCGACACTGATCTTAGACAGACAGTTATCCCACTTACTCTTGATCTGACGAATGTGGCTGGGATCGATGTCCGTTTTTTCGCTGCGGTTCGTGTGGAACGCCTTGAACGCCTCGGCGAGTGTCCCGGCCTCTTTGGCGCTCGTGTGGCGACCCTCCGCGACCTCTTCCTGCGCAGCGATCTTCATGCGCATCAGCTCGTGTTCGTCGGCGTGGCTAATGTACTGGCGTTTGCCTTTTTCGTCGTAATAGCTCGTCCGGTACTTTTTCCCGACGAGGGGAAACTTGTGGACTTTGGATTTTTTCTGGGCCATTTCTAAATCTCCTTCCGCGCATCGCGCTGGGGGTTAACTCTTGTGGCTAAGAGTGTGAGGGCCGGGGATCATTCCCCGGCTCTCTTCGTTTTTAGAATAGGATGCCGATCAGCTCGGCAATGATGACGACGATGTCGATCATTCGAACTCCGTGTCTGTGTGTTCGAAGGCGCGTTGCAATTTGCGTTTAATGCGCTGCGCTCTGGCGGCGTCAGTCTCTGCGGCCCATTTGTGGTCTAAGGTGTCAGCCCAGCAGACTGCGTCGAGGGCTTCGAGCAGCATGTGCAAATCCATGTCGGTCAGTGATACGTTTGAAAAGAGAACGCGCCCGTCGTCGTCGCGCACCACGGCCTTACTAATGTTTTGGTCAGTCATTATTCAAACTCCGAATTCATCTGCTACAGATTGAAACCAGTACGACCCCTGACTGATCAGGTTGCTCTTAATGTAGTCGCGAAAACTTTCGTCTGGGTCGGCGTAAGCCTCATAGCTTATCCGCGCCAGTTCTAGCTCATGTTCGTCGAGGTTGAAGGTGTGTTCTATTCTTACTTTCATTGGTCATCTCCTGTGGCTAGGTGATGCCGGGGCCGAAGCCCCGGCGGTGTAATTATTTGTGATACCAACTGTTGACGACACGCTCGTCTAACCAAGTGTCACGTTGCACGTTGTCGACGATTGCTACGAGGTGCAGCCGCGTGATTGCGACGATGTTGCCGCGCGGCGCATCTGGCACCCAATCGCGGATCGGTATCTTTTTGCCATTGCGCTTCGGTGGCTTGTTTTTCGTGAAGCCGTGACGAGTTAGAAACTCATCATAAACCGAAGGGGCGTTGGGAAGGTCGCCGATCTCGATTGCGATCTGACAAAGGTCTTTGAACACGTCGAGGTAATCCCTGTCAGTCGCGATGGCACAGGCACGGACAACACAGTCGCCGTAATGTGAGGGGTGATCGAAATACTTCGACCGACCACCATCGTCTTTTATGTGGTGTTTCATCAATTAACTCCTTGTGGCTAAGGTGAGGCCGGGGCCGAAGCCCCGGCGGTTAATTCAATTTCCAAGTTTGGCTTTGTATTGGCGCAGCGCAAGACGGTTCCAGTTTAAGCAACGCTCAATCTCGTCGTCGCGGATGAAGCGTCCGGCGGCTACATGCATGTCGGTCATGCTAGGGCGGCGCTCACCTTGAGCGATCCGCGCCTCTAGGTCAGCGATGTTAGCTTTGATCTGAGTTATGCGGTCGGTGATGTTCATGTCTCTCTCCTTGTGGCTAAGGTTGGTGCCGGGGCCGAAGCCCCGGCGTTGATTAAAAGGGAGAGGCGGAGCCGACATAAACTGGCCGACCGTTTATCGTGAATCCTTCGTAGTCTCTAGTGGCGCGGTCAAGCACCACGTCTGTTGGTGTGCCTCGTGGGGCGTCGAAACTTTCTTCGGCAGCGAAAGTGTGGTTCTCGAAGTAAAGTGCGATTTTGTAAGTGTGCATTTGGTCGTCTCCTTGTGGCTGAGTGGCTGACAATGTTTCGGCTCTCCGTGAGCCATCGTCAGGAAGGCGGTAACAGCCTCCGACATTGTACTGGCTGGTCAGCGTCATCTGCTTCAGCTCTTGGCCCGGCCCTTGCACCGATCTGGGGTCTCGTCGCTCGTTGTTGCGTTTACGCACTATATATAGGTATGTTGCCAACTAGGTACAAGAGTAAATCTTGTCCGTAACGTCATTTTTGCACCATTTTTTGCACCACCAATTTGCACCATCGAAATGGGTCAATGACGGAAACCCGCAGAAAACTGCGGAATAGTTTGGGAATGTTTGGGAATGCTCTAATACGAGCTTTTAGGCGGTCAAAAACTGATTCGACTTTTGTTTTCAGTCGGTTAATGCAACTGCGTAGACGGCGATATGGCAAGATTGATGATCTTTCTGTAGTCGGGCTAAACCGCCCGGTTTACAACGGGTTGGGGATTTTTTGCACCACAAGATTGCACCGGATTAGCGGTGTTTTCGCAATCATCGGGAGTGCGGTTATTTTTGCACCGAATCCGCGTGGTGCAATTTTCGGAAACAACGGTCGGCGTAATCACCGCCGTAATGAATGACTGAGCCGTCACCAAGAGGCACCCAATGCAAGTCGGGCAGCTCTCCGAGACAGGCGGTACAAAATTTCTGCGGCGGTGACGTAATCGGTTTTTGTTTACCGCTTCGGCGCTTTGGCATTCATATTGTTTCTTGCTACGCCTTTCCACTTCTCTGCAGTGCGCATCGAACCAAGGCCGAGTAGCGACAGGGTCAGGGTCATCAGCCCTTCAGAATTTATCTTGGGAATTGGTGTGCCGGGTGCCCAGATCGTCACGCCCCACTCGACAATCGGATGGCCGATAAATTGCCAACCCAGCGCGAACGCACAAATCCACATGATGGCGGGTCTAGCCCCGGCGACGAAAACGCTGGAGTGTTTTGCGCTCTCGACGTTTGCCTGAGCCTGAGCGAGGTCAAGACTGATGACCTGCTGTTTTAGCTCGGCCTCTAGTTTTGTTTTCAGGTCTTTATCCTCGACGAATTTGTCTAGGACTTTTCCCGCTACGCCGATGACGCTGTCAGCAATTCCCAACATGTCTCAATCTATATCGTTATAAAATTCATGGTGGCCGATGCGGCCGATGGACGTTTTGCCTTCCGACCAGTCAGGTGTCAGGCCGACGACGTGGTAGTGACATGACCCGGAAGTATTGTCCTTGTGCTTACCAAGGATGACCGACAGAGCTGTCCAGATGCACTCGACAAACATCTCATCTTTTCCCGTAAGCAAAAGCATCTTTGATCTGTTTGGATCAATTTCGTTCCAGCATGAGAACTGCCACGGCGCGTGACAGACCTCGTAAATGGTGTCGCCCCACCAGCCCCCACGATCGGCTCTGTTCTTAATCACATGACCGACTGCCAGACGACCGTCTTCGGTTTCGCCTCGCGCTTCGCCCCAGATCGTCCGGGCCATCGCGTCGATGTCTTTAGTGATTTGAAAGATGCGGTCGCTACTCATGTCCAAATTTTACGACAGCACCAGTGGCTGCGCATCTTGACAATCTGCGGCGTGATCAGTGATGTGCAACTGCTGTGCATTGATGTTGAGATATGCCAATCGAACACCCAGCATCTTCTGGTGAGGTTTTCGAGTTCGATGAATGCGCGTCGGTTTTGATCGACCTCGGCGCTGAGTGTGTTGATCAACTTTTACATCGAGCAACATGACCTGATCGCCTTTGACTGCAATCAAATCGATGGGGCCGTGTCCTTGCAGCGGGTGGAACACGTCATATTCATTGCGCGTTAAAATCGCCGCAGCCATCAGCTCGGCGTAATGCCCTTTTTTGAGCGTCTTCATTTAACGGGCATGTGCCGCCCGTTGTGAATGCTCATCTGATGGTCGAGATCGCGGCGTAGGTTTGCCAGTTCCACCAAAATTGTCGCGGTCTCTCTCGCGCGTTTTTCGCGCTCCGATGGCGAGAGCATTGACGACATGACATCGAGCTTTTGCTCGTGTGTTTGCAGAACGACTTCCTGCTGATCAGTTTCCCGGTCGATCTGTCGAAGACGCGTTTCAATGTCGTCGAGCTTTTCGATAGTCCCCTGCAATTTTGTTTTAACAATACTCAGGGACGCTCCGACACTGACGGCCATCCCAAGAAAAGTAACAATTTCGCGAACCCCAAGTTCCATTAATCACGTCCTGTCCACCGCCTTACGGTGCGTGTCTCCCAGATGCGGATTGCAATCCAGATGATCGAGAACAATGCCGCTATGTCTGGCAGCAACGCCAACCAAGAACCAAAGCCCGTTCCCAGCGCGGCAGCGTCTATTGCGATTTTTGTTTCAGGAGTCATCGCGTTGCACTTTTCGGCCGGGATTTTTGGGAACAATCCACTCCCAATTTTCGCCCATCCAGACGATACATAGTCCCCCGTTAAGACTTGGGGGGCTAAACGTAAGCATCCAATTTCCGGCACTCGTAACTGACAATTTCACCAGCCCCTCTTCCGTTGTGCCATAGCCCCGCAACAGCCCCCTAGGCTGAAACAGCGCACCTTGCTCTACGGAAAAACACGGCAGTTCATGCGCAATAGCGGGGCGTATAAAAAAAGCGGCCGCAAAGACCGCCAGAAAAAAAAGCAGGGCAGACTGGCAGCGCCGCTTACCGATCATTGCTTTTTTTCGGTCGTGTCATTTGCCAGACCTTTTCGACAATATGTCGAGGGGTAGCCTCCATGTTGGCAAAAAACCTTTGAACGTCTTCTCCGCGCATTGGATTGGTTTTGACCTTAAACCGTTCTGCCATGTCAGCCTGAAGACCGGGGTCGCGCATGGTGTTGATAAATGCGCGGCGCAAAAGTTTCACATCAGCCGGTTTTAGCCGCGGCGATGCCAACACCGGGCGGGACAAAACATCAACGCCAAACACAAATTTTGCCATTTGCTTTTGTTCGTCTGTCTGAAGCAACTCAGATAAAGGCGTGGCTTTTTCAAACATCTTCGCTTTGCCGTTGATGTCCAACTGCACGACAGAATTTAAGTCGCCTGATTTCCAGTGTTTCGCGTAACTCGAACTGATGCTGCTGACATAAAACCCACACGCGCCGTGAATTTCGCCGCTTTGCATCGCTCTCATCGCTTTTCGGGTGCCGCGATATCCTTGGATCACTTTGATGTTTGCGCCGAGGACATTCTTGAGGAACAGCGGATAGGTGGACATGGTCGAGTTGGGCGAGGCCGCGCCAAAAATTACAGGCTGTTTTGTAGACCGTAGATCAGCAAACGACTTGATTGACCGCCCTGCCCCTTTCCATAGGCCGCATGAATTAACGTCGGTATACATATTGCCTATGTAGTTAAACTCGGACGGTTTGAATCGTATTTTTCGTTTTCCATAAATAGCCATTTGCATGACGGCAGGATGAAAGAAACTCACATCAAATTTCGTGAGTGGTACAGACTTGTAAACATAGCCGACCAATTTAGCCGTCCCCGCCCCCGGTTTATTTCTGACAACCACGTCTGGATTACCGGGCAGGTGCTTACCGAAATACTTAGCAAAAACACGGGCTGAAGCGTCGTAGCCCCCGCCGACATTAAACCCCACCCAAACATTAACCGGCTGCGATGCGTGGGCTGCCGATGATGCAATAGTCGCGGCAAACAGAGCCGTTAAAACCTTTTTCATTTTTTTCTCCTCTAAGTAAGACCAACTCGCCGCAGAAGTCGGCGGTGTGTTGGCGAAAAATCGGTTCGCGCGTGTTGGGTGCATCGATTGTCCCAGACGATCAGATCGCCGGGACGCCACCTGTGGCGATAGCACGGCGCTTCCTCGATCCAATCAAGGATGTCGCGAAGATAACAATCGACGCAGATATCGGTTTCGTGAGACACGCCGAAGCTCTCAATTTCTTTTGAATGCAGACGGTTCAGATAGATTAGTTCACGACCTGTCTCGGGGTGACGCTGTACGATGGGATGACGCGCAGATAACTCGACGCCATCGAACGCGCGGGTGTAACTGAACAGCGCGGTGCGACCGTTCTTCTTCAAGCGGTCACGGTCGTGATAAATTTCCGGGCGCTGGTAAACGTCATACATGTTGACGAAAAGCGTGTCGCCACCTTCAGGCGGTACTTCAAGGGCATACAACGCCGTTGCTTTCAACGGCTGCTTTTTGAACGAGCTGTCCGAATGAAACGGGACTGGCCCATTGCCCAGCGCCCCGTTTTCTACGTTAGCGACCAGCATCACTTCGGGCCGTTTATCAGGCTGACTGTCCGTGCGCGGCTTGTCCTGACGGCGTGGAGTGCCGAAAATCTTGGAAAACTCAACCTGCTGCGTTTCGGTCAGCTCTTGATCCCTGAATACAAGGACAAGATGCTCTAGCCATGCGTTGTAGAGCGTGGATCGGTCGCAAAAGCCGAGCGGCTTCCGCAGATCAATTCCTTTGACTTCTGCCGCAAGGCTGTCGTGCAGCCGCTCAATGACCACAGAGTTCCATCAACGCACTGCAGATCGCCGAGACCGGCAGATAGGTGTCTAGGTCGGCGTCAGCAAAATTAGCGCCATATTGTCCAAGTCGCGCGAGTTCTTGATCTTTCTCCCGCCCTGTCAGATCGGGGCGCCGCTCTAGCAGGTCTTCATACAAACATTCTCGGCAGCGGCGACCGTTTACATCCGGGGGATGGTACTCGTCACACTCTTTTTCACGCAGGTCTTGTAGTGGTTGAGGCAACGCCTCTAACTGTTCAAATCGACCGGTTACAACCTGTCCTAACGGCCGCCAGACCTGCGCCATCCACTCAGCCGGATCAACCGGGTTCATAAAATCAATTTCTGTTTCGAGGGTGGGGTGCCCGGCCGCGTATGTCTTCACGTCTCGGTCAAAAAGACGATTGCGAATTTCTGGCATTCGAACAGGCGTTAGGTCGAACGTCCATTGCTCTAAGCTGTATCCGCGCACCACAGCGTCAGGCTGAACTGTGTCGAGTATCGCCGCCTGTTTTTCCCAGCGTGGCATAATGTAACCAACATTAAATTCTGTGGAAGAGCCTAAGCGCGGTGCCATAAAACGCGATCCACCTTCTGACAGAACTTCGCTTTCTTCCCAAAAGTTGAAATCGCGAATGTTGGTTTTTAACCAATCGACCATTTCTAATGCAGCGGTGCGCTTTCGGTCCTGTGCCTCAAATGTTTCCGTGTGCCGATAGCTGTGTATTTCGTTATCAGTCTCGTTGAGGTAACGCCACAAGGCATAGGTGCTGTTGATCCCACCACTGAACGGAATGAGAATTTTTGCCATCAGCTCGTCGCTCCATAATATGTGCCCGTACCAGACGTGGTCACGGTCAGACCGCCGAAATCGACAGCCTTACCGGGCGATCCAGCCGATCCCCCGGCCCCGCCTGACCCGGCCCCGACAGATATTGAGCAACTACCCGACGGATATCCGCCGCCAGTCCCTGCAGTTCCAGCGGTCCCACTTTCGGCGCGGCAACTTGTGCCAGACGACCCAGCCGATCCGCTCGACCCGGCCGATCCGTACACATTCGGCACGTCGCATCCGCCGCCCTTGCCACTGCCGTAATCGGTCAGTCGCGCCCCTGCACTCCCGGCTCCCCCGGCTCCCCCGCCCCCGGCGGACCCGCCCCCGATATGAGAGCCGTTATTCACGACCTTATATGTGCCGGTGCCTGACGAAATCTCAAACAGGATGGCGGCCGTGCCATTGCCTCCGGCACCCCCGGCAGTATTCGTCCCGCCGTTACTGCCCTGAGCGCCGTTTGCACCGCACACCGATGCGCCACTTGCAAGGTTAATCGTTAAATTTGAAGCGGCATTTAATGCGCCTGTGCGAATAGCTGGAGCGCCAGACGCGGTAACTGATACGCCGGAGGCGATGTTTACGATGATCGCGGTGGTATCGTCTGCTGCCGAATACCCCGCCGCCGTCGCCGCCGTTAGAATGTTATAATTCGACGTGTTCGAATTTATATCGAGGGTTACGGCGGTGACAGAATGAGCGCCGTGTGTCAGCGGCATCAACATCTTACTGCAGCGCCTTAATCGTCAGCAGTGAAAAGGTGTTCGACCCATCGTTTATGCGCGTGATGAACGCCATATGCTCGTCACCCGATGTCGTGCTAAACGATCCCTCTACCACCGTGTACCCGGAGGTGGTCACCGCCCCGGCAGACGATCCATTCTTGTATAGGACTACCATCGTGCAGTTGGACGCCGGGACGCCCAGCGTATGAGCGCCGTCATTCGTTGCATGTTGGAAATTGCCGTCTGCCGGGTCAGGCGTATAAGTGCCGGATGACTTGGTCCCGGCAGAGTGAACCGCAGCGGTGAACCCGGCGGTCAGCTCGTCAGTCGTATCTGCCTTGAGGATGTCGGCATCAGCCCCCTCAAAAATACCGCGCGGCTGGGCGTCGTTCGTTGCCGGTGCGCCAACCGCCACGGCAGTAAGCGACGCCGACAACGACCCGCTGTCGAGTGTGACAGTGACGGTCGTGTTTGGCGAACTGTAGCTCGACGAGGCGATGGTTCCATAAAGCGTTGAGCTGTCAGTCGCTCGAATACGCCGGTTAGCGTGATACCGCGCAGTCAAATCACCGGCGACGGTGAAAGTGGTCGCCGCTGTTCTGGTCGGCGTGTTGCCGAAGTCAATCCATTCGGCGTCCTCGTACCATTCGCGCACGTCTGAAGCCACGCCACGGATCAGGTCGTTGACCAGTGATGGGGCCATACCCTCTGCCGCGCTGACGCCGCTCAAAGAGGTATTGTTACTGGCCGTGGTCGACCAGTTTTTGATGTCGGTTACCATGTTTTTCTCCTACTGGAAAATGCCGAGTGTCGGGATTTGCTCTTGTGCCGCCTCGATGTCTGGCCCGGTCACCGGCACTTGTGACACGTCAGCTCCGATTGCCGCCGGTGCGGTTGCACTCAGGGGCTTATCGATTAGTGGTCTGCGCGTCAGGTCATTCCCTACGCGCATGTTGCGCAGAATATCGGCGAGGCGATCACCCTGCCTTTTGCCCAGTGCTGCACCGCCACTAGCGGCAACCGATGCGGCAGCAATTGCTCCCATGTCAGTCACACCTAATTGAGACAATAAGGCGTAACCAAACAGTCCAGTACTAGCGCCACCACCGCCGCCAGTGGTCAGGTTTTTCAAAGCTCGAAGAAGGGTGGTTCCAGATTGTGATGGATTAGATCGATCACGCTGCGGCAGATAACTGACGCGCCGAAGCATCGTAGCGTAGCGCCGCAATTTGTTGATCTCTCCCGGCGTGAAAAGCTCTTCCATGTAGCGTTTATTCTGGCGCAGGATTTGATTGATATTGTTAGACACGGTTTGCCCTGTCAGGGAAAAGACCGTCTCACCACCACGCTCTACCGGTTTGATCGCGTTTTCGTGGAAGCTCATAAACGTCGCTGCTTTAAGACGTTGGAGTGTCTCGTTCCCCACAGCGTCGTCGTCAAAATTATTTTTGATATGCCGAACGACCTTCAGCGCGTTCGGTCCGAAGCCTTTTTGGTTCATCAGCCCTAGCGCCTGTACAACCGTGCGCGGGTCCATCTCCTCGCGTGTGATTTGCTCGATGGTTTTGTTGGCCGTGTATTTTTGATTGAAAGCGCGACTTGCACTCCTCGCCTGTTTTAGCGCGTCCAGTGCTGCGGCATCTCCTTTGACAAGGGCGCTCGAAAAAACGTCATCCATCCAGTCATCGAATGAATTTTTAATCGTAACCAGTGCTGCGAAATCCGTGTCTCCGATATTTTTTTGACCGAGACGCGCAACGATACTGCGGCGCATCATCTCGATAGTTTTCATGTTGACGCGAATGTTGCTTACGTCGCCACGATCCGCCCTTCTTTGATACACTCTAATCTGTTTATTGAGGTTTTTTAACAGGTCGAACGCTTCGGGGGTGTTAGCTTTTGTTACCACACCCAGAAAGTCTTTTTCGTCCAATCCACGTCGAATGAAGGGCTTAATCTGTTTGACGCCTTCGAACAGAATTTGGACGCCGTTCATCATAGGTTTCGCGGCTTCCCATGCGACCTGTTCAGCGTCCTTCGCAGCCTCTCGTCCTGTCTGCAGACCGACTGCAATGTCGTCGATGATGTCGGTTCGGCGCGTTATGTCAGCGTCAACATTCGGCACACCTGACACCTCTTCCTGCGTCTCCCGCAGGGCTGTGACCGCTGCCTGTCTTTGCCCCTCAACACTCGCCGGTAGGGGATTAGGCCCGTCACCGCGCAGCGTAGCAGCAGCGCGATCATCACCGCCCATTATTAAGTCTTCGCGTTGGGCTACCGTTTTATCCGCCTCGCCAATCCGCTGACCCGGTCGCAACGTAACGCCAAACTCGCTCTCCAGCGGCAACGCTTCAGCAACAGCTT